AGAAAAATTAAATGGAATTCAATAGAAACATAGGAAAATGGGATAAAGACGCAACTGAGTTAGATAATGTAGTTTATCAATTATATTTAGATGAAATTAGAAACAAATCTGAAGATGTTTGCCCAGGTGATCAATGTGTTATTATGAATATTCATTCTAAATTTAATATCAGAGCAATTTGTGATGCATATAAGATAGCAGAGAAAATATTACGAATAGAAAAATTAATAAGATTATTAGAATTAGAAAAATTAAATAAAAATGAAAATTAACAGAGAACAATATAATGAAATATGTGAAGATGGAGGGAATTTTTATATAGACTCTTTTCCAATTAGTTCAAATCAAGATATTATGTTTGATTTATTCACACATTTACCTTCACATGAAAAAGCTTTAGCAATTGAATGGGGATTTAATGATACCGTTTTTAGAGATAATGTATTTGTAATATTATGTGAATCTCAATTAAATATGACAACTAAAGAATATTATAATAGTGAGATATGTAAAAGATATTTTGATAATGGAGAATTAATAGAATTGGACTTTAATAAAATTAAATAATTATGGATAAAGATAGAATTGAAAATGAAAAAATGATTTCAGATTTTATGAAAGTTGATAATGTTTTTCCATTCATTGACAAATAAGGTTTTTTCTTCGGTATGTATATAGCAGAAGATGAAGAAGGAACAATTGACTATACTCATAATGGTATATGTTGGTTGAACTATAAATCATGGGAAAATATTATGCCTGTTGTTGAAAATATTGAAAGTATTTTTGAAACTAATACAGAAAAAGAATCAGTTGATATAACATCACATCATGTGTCATATTCACATTATAACGCACACTATGAGTGTGAATTCAATGTAATTGTTGGCTGCTATTTAGATTCACCTGAAGAAATAAAAACAGAGTCAAAATTAGAAGCTGTTTATATCGTTGTTACTGAGTTTATTAAATGGTATACAAAAAAATATAACACAATAAATTAAATATTTTAGATAAATATTTTTTTTTATCAAATATTTTTATTACTTTTGTGTGTAAATAATTAATAAAAAAATACAACATGAGAAAAATTGATTGGAATAAATTCATTTTCATTTCAAAAGGTGAATGGTTCACAAAAGGTACAGAAGCTAAGTGTATAGAAACTTATTGTGAAAGTAAAATTAATGATACTGTTATTGATTCAGTTGGATTGTTTACTGGTGAATCAATAGTTGATGGTGAATCTGATGCTTGTCCATTTTCAGATTTTGACATATATTACAACAGTGTTGTTGTAAATGAACTTAGTTATTTAGAACTTTTCAAACTTATGAGTAGTAACGATTAAAACTAAAAACTAAAAATATGTTAATATTTCTTATTATATTACTAATCTCTGTTGTGCTGTTTTGTGTTCCATTTTTTATTGAAGATACTTGGTATCTAATAGTATTTAGTTTGGTTATATTGGTTTTTAATTTACTTGTTGGATTATGTGCCATTAGAAATAACGCTAATCCTAATATTAAAAATTATACAGAATTAAATTCTATCTACGAATATACAATCTCTCATGATTCTATTCCATTAAAAACAAAAACAGATTTATATAATGAATGTGCATTATTTAATACCAAATTAGATGACAATGATAAATATCACAATAGTTCTTGGATAGGTATTTATTATCCTGATCTTGGAGAAAATAGAAAACTAATGAAACCTTTTGATATAAATAAAATAAAATAAAAATATGATTGATATAAAAAAATATGAAATCACATTAAGTGAGTGTTTATTAAATGAAACAGGAATACAATTTAATCAATGGATTCCTCAGACTCGTTCTGAATTAGCACAAGAATCAATAGACAAAGTTATTTCATTGAATACTGAAATAGAATTACATAAAAACGAATTAGTAATTGATATGTCTAAAATCGTTAGACTTGTAGATGTTGTTGATGGAGAGGAAGATTATTATTGGGTATATGATGAATGGATAGGTATGATGAACTGTAAACTATATGAATCATCATGTGTTGGACAACATGTTTTATTGAAAGGTTATTTACCTGATGATAAATACAATGAATTAGTTAGAGTGTGGAATTTAAATCAATCTGAAAAAGCAGTATAATATAAACAATTTAAATAACTATTATCATGGATAAATATATTACAGTAGAAATACCAGAGAAAGATAGTACAGGTCATCGTATAGCTTGGTGGGTACCCGACATGTGTTTAAAAGTGATTGAGATATTAGAAAAAGAAAATCCTAAATATGATTTTTTTCAAATTGTCACAACAGGAAACATTTCATGTAGTAGTAAATTCGCAATAATGAAAATTAAAACTGATAGCAAGATTAAAATAAAAGAAGTACAGTTAATTAAAACTGAACAATAACAATTATAAATAACAATTAAAAACAAAAACAAAAAAGCTTATGAAAAAAATTACATTATTATTATCATTTCTCATTTGTGTATTATTTACACAAGCACAACAATTAGTAACAGAAAATTTCACTTATCCATCAGGAACTGGATTAATTGGACAAAGTGAATGGATCATCCTTGGTACATCAGTTGTTAATCCACTTATTACTACTGTTCCTGGCATTACTGCTATTACTTATCCTGGATATCCTGACTCAGGTGTTGGTAATGAAGTATTAGTATCAAATAATGGTCAGGACATCGCAAATCAATTCACTCCGCAGACTTCTGGTACTGTATATTATTCAGTATTAGTTAATATTTCTGCTGCACAAACTACTGGAGATTATTTTATGAACTTAGGTGAACCAAATTCCAGCTCTTTTTATTTTGGGCGTTTATATGCTAAACTTGATGGAACAAATTTTGCTTTTGGTATAGTAAACTCATCAGGAACAGGATCATTAACATCCTGGACGACTTCCACATATAGTCTCAACACAACTTATTTAATCGTAGTGAAAGTGAATGCTATTTCAGGTGCATCAGGAATAGTAATAAATCCAAGTATGACAACAGAGCCAACTGATTGGATTTTAAATTCTACTAGTTCAACTGTTCCTACTTCGTTTGGATTAGGTGAAATAAATATTCGTCAAGGAAGTTCAGCAACTGCACCAACTCTAAAATTAGATGGTATTCGTGTTGCAACATCTTATAATGCATTATTTTTAGTAACAGATGTTCCAAATACAAAAGCTGACAATTTAAATGTTTATGTATCAGGAAATCAATTAAATTTAATGAGTGTATCTAATGGCTCAATGGTAGACATATATTCTGCTGTTGGTGCAAAGGTACAATCAACAAAACTTACAAACAATTCTATATCTCTAACCAATTTAAATAAAGGTATTTATGTTGTTCGTGTTGGAGATAAAGCATCAAAAATAATTTTGTAATTCAAAATTAAAATCACTTAAAAAAGCCAAGTATTTTCATTTGGCTTTTTTATTAAATATTTAATAAATTTTTAAAAAATAAATAATATGGCAATAAACTTATTAGCTTTAATAAAAAAGGCAATGCTAACAAGAAACACATTTGATTTAGGTGTGTTGAGATTACTTAAAACTGAAATTGTTAATTTCGAAAATGCTGCAAATGCAACTAAATTGACAGATGCTGATGAAACAAAAATTATCATAAAAATGATAAAGCAAAGAAAAGACTCAGTTGAAAAATACAACGAAGCAAATCGTAACGATTTAGCAATTAAAGAGCAGGATGAAATAGATTTTTTAAGTAAATTCTTACCAAAAGAAGCATCAAAAGAAGATATTTCATCATATGTAATTGAAGTAGTTTCTAAGGGAGGTGGTAATATGGGTTCTTATATCAAAGAAGTAAAATTGAAATTTCCTACATCAGATGGAAAATTCGTTTCTGATGAAGTTAAGAAAATTATGACAAAAAAAGTATAATATATAGGTCAAAAAAATGACTTATATAAAATGGATTTAGAAAAAAAAAGGAATGATGTTAAATCAAAATGAAAAAAAAGTAATCTTAATTAGAAAAAATTTAGAAAGTAATTCTGGCTATTGTACATATCCTCAACCTGACGTTTCACTGCATGATACAATCTGTTCCTGTAAAAATTTTAGATTATATGATAAATGTTATTGTAATCTTTATATAAAAAAATAGAAAATAATTTAATTATTTTCTATTTTTTTTTGATATTTAAAAAAATAGTATTATCTTTGTATTTAATAATTATAAATAAAAATATTATATGGGAGCAATTTATAGTACGAGTGATTACATAGAGATGACATTTATGTTTATTTTAATGGTATTATTACTATTTCTTATTAAATATATACATGGCGATTATTCTGCAACATCTATTGAAGTCATCAGTAATGATGAATTATCAGTTACAAATGATAAAGGTGATGTAATTGGTAAAAAGTATATAACTACTTATAAACACACATACAATAATGGTAGTGTTAAATATAAAACAAAAACTGTAAAACTATGATAAAATATGAAACATCCAAATTAGACGATATCGCATATGAATTGTATATAGATAGTGATTTCTCTAAAAAACACCAATTATTACCAAAAGATACTTTTAAATATATATATTATAATAAAGTTTTATCATACGGTCCTGATTATAATTATATAGAAATATATTATCAAAAATCAAAAAATTTATTAAGAAAATTGAAACTAATTGAAATAGAGAATGATTTATCTTAAAGATATCATATATTACGTTAAAAAGAATAAAGTTTCATTAGAACTAATACCAGAGTATAAATATATTTATGATTATAATTTTCACATTTCAGAAGATAATGAGATTGTTATTTATATATATTTAAGACAAAATAAATATGGAGGTGAAATAAATTGGTCTAGAATATTATATGTTAAATCATCAGAGATAATATCATATTTAAGAAAAGACAAATTAAAAAATATAAAATTATGATAACATTCAAAGGAGTATCAGTAAAAATATCTGAAACAACAGATTATCCAACACCTTATGGTTATGAATATAATGCAAAAGGTTGTTATGTAAATAAAAAATTTCTAATTGTTGTTGGACATTTAGAACAAGATAATACAATAAGAATTAAATATCCAATGAAAGATATTATAAATGTAGAAAATATAACATAGTCATGAAAACAAACAAACAAAACATAGAAATTGTAAATGGGTTATCATTTAGACATGCAGCACAAATTGTCAGACGTAAGATGATGACTAAAACATATACAGATAAAAGTGATTATAACAGGAAAGATAAATCTTGGAAAAATTTACTTTAATAATTTTTAAAAAACGTTAAATGACTGGCTAATTTTTTATAAGTCAGTCATTTTTCATTATCTTTGTACTTGATAATTAAATATAAAAATATTATGGAAGATAACAAAATTTACTGTCCTGTTTGTGGTTCTGAATTAATTGTTACTCATAGGGATAATTATGAAGATATTCAAGATCATGTATCATGTGATGAATTTGATAGAACTCCTTCTCTCAAAGATGGTTATCAATGTGTAAATAAAGATTGTTTAGCATCTGAATACGGTTTAACTTGGCTTATTGATGGAGACTTATTTACCAGACGTGATTTTTTTCCTCCTGATGTTACATATTCTATGGTTAATGATAGAATAAAATCATTGTGTAAAAATGGTAATACATTTGCTAAAAATTCTTGGAATTACTACTATAAAAACGGTTGTGATGCAGTAAAGAAAAGAACAATTCACATTAACATTTTTAAATTTAAAATTGATATTATCCCAAAAAGATATGGATATAATTATCCAAATAATAAACGTGAAATGCCACGTTTGATTGGATGGAAGTTTGAATATTGGAAACAAGTTGATGAACATAGTTATACTACTATCATTCCAATCACGTCAATGGTAAAACATAGTATTCGTACATTTAAGAGCGCAGCTACAAGATTAAAGAAAAGTGATGTTCCACTTAATAAGATGAAAAGTGATATTAAAGATGCTACTAATATTATTAAATGTCTTGATTATTGGGGAAACCCAGATAGAAGAAATTATGCAAAAGTGTCATCATTTATTATAAATACGTTTTATAAAAAAGATGCTAAATATATATTAAATCTAAAATAAACTTTGATATTATATTATTATATATTACAATAAAATATAATAAAATATAATAATATGACAATTATTGAACAAAGATTAGAAATATCGAAATCTATATTACATTATTATATATCATCAGGTAAAATTCCAATTAATTCAAGTGATGATTATATTGATGATTATGTGTCTTTTTCAGTTAAAATTACTGATAAACTTATTACTGAATTAATAAATTCAACTGAAGATGAATCTACTACAATTATTGACGAACAATTTGAAAGATATAAAATTGGAAGGGATGAAGTAGATAGAATAATGCAGTTACCTTATAATAGTTCAATTAAAATAGATATTAAAAATGAATTATTAAAAAATAGTATAAAAATAGATTCAGATTTCAAATTAGAATATTATAGTTATTTAAGTACATTATTTTTAAATGAATTACTTAATAGATTAAACACTTATAAATTTATCGAAGAAGCTGAAAATCGAGCTTTAGAAGCAAGAGAATCTATAGGAGATATTATTCAAGATTTAAGAAAAGAATAAAAACAACAAATCTAAATATCATTATTGATGACACAAGAAATTAACAAATTTGATGAAAAATGTGTAGATTATTTTACATATTTATACGAACTTGCGCCAATTGAATTGAAGGAATTGATTGACTCAACAAAAGGTATTAATCAAAGTGAAATATGGCACTGTGAAGGGGACGCATACATTCATATCAGATTGGTAGTAAATAGACTTCACAATAAGTACAATGATATAAATTTAGATTTAGCAGGATTGTATCACGATTTAGGTAAAGCTTGTACTACTGAGTGGAATGATGAAAAAAATTCTTGGACTGCGCCTGGACATGAATATGTATCTTGTGAAATGTTAGATGATCAATCAAATTTTGTAAAAGAAATGGGAGGTGATTATAAACTGATATATTACATAGTTGAGAATCATATGAAGATTAAGTATTTAGATAATTTTAGAATTCAAAATAAAATTGAAATTTTAAATAATAAATATTTTTATGATTTGATGAAATTTGATTCTGCTGATTTTGGTGGAACAGATTTAACTTGTAAGCCAATTAGAGATTTGTCAAACATTAGAAAAGATATATTAGAATATAATTATATTGAAATTGAAAATAAAGAAATTTCTAAGAAATTCAATGGAAATCTGGTGATGTGTAACTATCCTGAATTAAAAGGTAAAGAATTGGGTAATGTAATTACAAAATTTAAAGAACATATATTAACTAAATTTGAAGAAAATTTCAGAAATTATATTTTAAAAAATCACTCAATTGATATAATGAATGAATTTGATATTTTCATGAAAAAATGATATTAATATTTAACTATAAAACAAACCAAATGATCGTATGATCATTTGGTTTTTTCATTTATTTTATGTATATTTGTATAAATAAAATTGAACATAATGGTATCACATATTATTATTCCTATAAAAGAAATTCAAGATAGAATGACACTAATAGAAAGTCAGATGAATGTATTGAGACCTGAAAGCGGACAATCATATGCTTTATCCAAGATGTATTCGTTATTATCAGAATTATTAGAAACATCAAAACATATTAATTTATGATATTTAGAACTGAGATAATAGAATATGGACCATCAGATGATAAAAAATTTGGTACTTATAATGAACCTTTATCATATAGATTAAGACTAGAACTTCATGAAGATGAATTAGTATTAAAAAAACAATATTTCAAGTGGGGATTTAACGATAATGAACAATGGGACAAATGGTGGATTTGTAATAGTTTTTTTGATCTGACATGGGTTTCTATTATTACTAAGAAATTTGATGATACAAAATATATGAAAGAATTGGAAACTAAAATATTTGAAATATTTTATGATGAATCAGTTAAAATGACAGAAGAAATCAAAAAAGATATCTTAACACATACAAAAAGAATGAATAAAAAACTGATTTATCAAAAAGAAATAACAAAGTTTGCTGATACATTTAATAGAAGAAGAAAATTAGAAAATATAAATAAAATAAAATAAAATAAAATGAAAGTAATGCAAGTATCATTTGATACATCACTAATAACACTTATTATTGATGACAACGATAGTTTAATTGATATATTAAATAAAGTGGAAGACTCATTTGAAGATGTAGAAGGTAAATTGTGCTACGTTTTTGATGATGATTATAGAGAAGAATGTGTAGTTAATGATGTGACAGACATTAGAGGTATAATTCAATCTGAGAGTCATTAAATGCAGAAAGATGAGTTGGTGAAGTGGTTCTATGAAAAATTGTTTTCATGCTACCCAGTTAAGCATATAGACTATCCAAATAGTACATATTGGGTATACGATGAAGAATTTATTAGAAAAATTAAAATATCTAAATTAAACAATAAGTCAATTAAATTTCCAAGAAATATAAAAGGTAATATATTATTTGAAATAAATAATAATGATAATTATTTATATTGTGACTATTCAAAAATTTGGTCATATATATCTGATAATTATACTAATACAAATAATGATATATTTAATGATTATACAGTAGTAGAATATGTCATAAAAGAAGTTTTAAATGATTGTTTGAAAATGTCAACATATAATATTAGTTCAAAATTTCTCATGCTTTTGGATAAGTCATCAAAATTGAAAACTTGTATACCAAAAGCTAATATGATGTTTGATTCTAAAATGTTTGATTCTAAAAATAATTTAAAATCTTGCATTGAAGAAACCTATATTTTTAAAATGTTATAATATATGAATGATGATGAATTATCAAAATGGTTTTATGAGAAATTTTATTCTTGCTATCCAGTAATAGACGAATCTCTTGAAGATATTATATTATTTTGCTATGATAAACAGCACTTAAGAAAAATAAAAATTTATCATTATTATAATAAAGAAATTAATTTTCCTAAAAAACCTATATTATCAATAGATAATTCATTATTTGAAATAGATTTGTTGACTATGACTTTTTTTGTAAATAGCGATATATGGAATTTTTTTGTAAATAACTATTCTGATAATACAATAAAAATAAAAACAAAAATAAAGAACTTTCTTCTTGATAAAAAAAAGTTAAGATTATATTTATCATTATATAAATTACCTAATTGGTATGAACATTTTATTTATCAATTAAAATTAAAAAACTTGAAAATATCATGCTCTTCAATGTCCGTATTAAATGAGGATTTTGTAAAAGTATTTACGGAAGAATTGGTTGATACTTATTTTATTGAAATTCGTTATACAAAAAGAAACAAATTTGGAATTTTTTAAATATGAAAACAACATTACAGATAGCATTGTTAGTATTTATTATATTATATATGATTTTCGTGTCTATAAATTTTAATGATAACTACTCAAAACAATCAATAAAAATGTTTAAAGAAGAAAGAAACTCAAAATTAATACTAGCGTCAATAATGAGCATTATACTTTATTTATGTGGATCATTTAGTAATATTTTTTAATAAACTTTATATTTAAAAAATATCTATATATGAAAGATGAAAATAAATTTGATAAAGAGAATGAATTATTATATTATATTAGAAGTTATTGTAAGATCATTCAATATTCGTTTTTAGAATCAGATTCTTTAATTATTAAGTTAAATTATAATTATCATTATTCAATGATATATAATATGAACACAGAAAAATTAAATAGAATATATCATGGATTTAAAATTGAAGATGTAGATTTATCAAAAGAATTCAAGAAATATCAAAGAAAAATTAAATTAGAAAAATTAAATAAAATATTATGAATAAAGAAATATTAGCTAAATTTATAGAAAGAAAGACAGGACTTGATATTAAAGAAATAACAAGTGCAACATTAAAAGACACAGACGATGAATATGGATGTATTGGAGAACATTACATTGTAGAGTTTATTAGTAAATATGAAAATTATTTTAGTGATAATGACAATGAAACAGAAGTTGAAATTGAATTATTCGATAAAAAATGTTTAGTTAGAGTTGATGAATACGAAAGATATATCAATTCAATAAATTCAATAATTTGGTTAAGTTAAAAATATAGAATTATGCATGACGTTAATAGATATAGTATAATAAAATTTGCTGACGGAGAAAGAAAATTAAATATTTTCAATCATTCATATTCAGGAACTGTAGAATCAGCTAAAATGGATCATTATACAGCGGAAAAATATTTAGAAGATATGAAAATATCAGATATAGAAAGATTTCTAAGAAAAAAGAAATTACAAAAAATAATAAAGTAAATATGCCATCGGCGAAATTTAGTAAAAAAATGAAAGGTTATTATCTGTCAACAGAAAGTAAAGAGATGCAAGTGTATGATATAATAAAAGATTCTTCAAATCAAGAAATTAAAGATATTTTAAATGTGTTTAACATTAAAGATATCGAACTTTTTTTAAGAACTAAAAAATTAAACAAATTAAATGAATAATGACAAAAAAATATCAATGGTTTCTTTATCAGAATCAGAATTATATCTAACTATTTCAAGAGCGATAAATTATGATATGAGTGGAACATTATCAATTAGAATTCAAAACCTTATTCAAGAAGCATCAAAAGATGAAATTAATAAATCATTAGAAAATTTTGAACTTAAAGATGTCGAAAATTATTTAAGAACTAAGAAATTGAACAATTTAAATAAATAATTATGTATAGTATATCAAATGCTATTAAAAAAGATTTAGATTTGAGAAATGTTTCAAAGAAAATAGAAGTACTTATTCGAGATGCATCAAAAGAAGAAATTAAAAATTCTTTAGATAAATTTAGAATTGAAGATATCGAACAATATTTAAGATGTAAAAAGTTGAAAAATTTAAAATAATATTAAAATGAAATTATATAGTGAAATTGATTATATTGCATATCAATCATATTTAAAAACGAATAAAAGTAATTTCACACCAATGTCAATTCATTCATATGTGTATGTCAAATTACACAAAGAATCATATTATGATTTTTATATAAATGATATTATAAGTAATAATTATATTATTGCAAATAATATTTTAAGAAAATTGAAATTAGAAAAAATAGAAAGTGACAATAGATAAAACAAAAGGTAATTGGTGTAAAGATAATGAATCTGATTATATAGATGATGTAGCTTTTCAGTTATACCTAAATTATTATTATAAAGAATATGGAGAATTCAATGAAGATTCTTCACAATACAATTTTAAAAATACAAGGTATAACAATAGTTATTGGCATTGTTATTATACAAAAGCATTTAAAATTATAAGACTTGAAAAAATACAAAAATTAATGTTATGTTAATAGATAAGTCAATAGGTTATTGGTGTAAAAATAATTAGTCAGATAATGTGGATGATATAGCATTTCAGCTATACTTAAATTATCATTTTCGTGTATATGGTACACTTACACCAAACAATCAAAAAGAGTTTATTACAATTATTATAATAAAGCAAATCAAATATTGAGGATGAAAAAATTGAAAAAAAATAAAAAATATGAACAATTTTAAAATTGGTGATAACGTAATTTTAGTCGATGCCAGAGATTGTCATACTGCAGAATTAAATAAATCATATATAGTCTCTAGAATTAGACATAATAGTTATACTGGGTATACATCAATCGCACTTGAAGAAAATGAATCTAACGACAAAGAATTAATATATTTAGACTCAAGACGATTCAAATTTGATATTAAATTAGTCAGAAAAAATAAATTAAAAGAAATATTTAAAAATTATGAATTGTAATTTTAAACCAGGAGATAGAGTTATATGTATTGATGATTCATCATCAGAATGGTTAAAAAATAATGGCAAATCATATATAATATCTGATACTCTTGATATATTTGTCATTTTGGTAGACGATGAATCAAAATATACTTATCTTTTTACAAGATTTGAATATGATATAAGAACTATCAGAAAAGATAAACTAAAACAGTTATTAAGTTGAAAAATTTATTCAAAACTGGTGATAAAGTTATCTGTATTGATAATCGTCATTTCGAATCATATTTATTTGTAGATAAATTATATACAATTGATAAAGTTAATTTTTTAGGTACCAAATTAATGAATGTTGATGGACTATATGATCATAATAGATTTAAACTTGATATAAAATCTATTAGAAAAGATAAATTGAAAAATATAAATAAATATGTTAACTAAATATGATATTAAAATTGGTGAAGAAATTACTCTAATACAATATAATCCTGGCGTACATTTACACAAGAATAAAATTTATATTGTAGATAGGATATGGAGTTTTCCTGGTTATGTTACACTATTAGGTGACGATAAATGGTATCAAATTAAACTTTTTAGTAATGATATTAAATTAATAAGAAAAATAAAAATCAATGAATTAAATGATAAATGATAATTATAATTATAATGATAATGCTGAATTAATTGACTATTTTATTGAAAAAATGGGAATAGCATCTGGTATACCAAAAATATATTTCAATAAAGATCCTCTTGATTCTATTGAATTTGATGTAATTTTAAAATATATAAGAAAAAAGAAATTACAGCATATAAAAAATAATAATTTTAATAATGATTGATGAAAATGAAGAATTAGAGTTGATTAAATTAGAACTATCTAATTTAAAAATCGAATACGAAAAACTTAAAAATGATTATGATTTTATAAAATCACAGAATAATAATTTAAGAAATGAAATTACAGTAAATTATTGCATAGATAATCAACGTTAAATAATAAATTAATATGAATGTAAATAAACTTTCTTTAATATATGACAAGAAGCAAAAAGATTTTGTAGTTAAATATCCACGTTCTTGTGATGGAGCTTTAGTAATGAATCATATTTGTGATGATGTTTTGAAATATACTCTCAATAAAGACTATCCTTATAATTTTGATGTTACCAATTTCAAAAAAGAGTTGGAAAATAGAGGATATGATTTGACAACTTTGAAATTTAGCATAGAATTAAAAAAAGATATTTAAAAAATCATAAAAAATTTGCATAATATTTTTATTTGTATTATCTTTGTAAATAATAAATAAATAAATAAATAAATAAATAAATAAATAAATAACTGTACATGGATTGGTTACTGATGATTTTAAGCTTATATTCTTACTATTTAATTTGTGTTAAAAAGAAAATTGGCTTTATTGTTGGCCTAATAGGAAGTATAATTGGTATAATATTTTTTTTTAATTTGAGTATTTCTCTAATTATTATGTATTTATCTTTTGGAGTATTAAATATAATAGGGTACTTAAAATGGGAAAAAAACTAAAATATAAATTTAAAGAGCTAGTCTTAGTTGTTCAAGTGAAAAGTCAAATCTAATCAATTAGACGAAGTAATTAGAATAGATATCAACAAATCAATTGTTGAATCCTGGTATATACAATAGCTAAGAATAATAGATAAAAAACACACTTACAAAGTATCTGGTGATTCAGAGATGATAAAGGTGTGTTTTTAATCTATGAATAATTAAAAAAATAATATTATGATAAAAGTTAAAGCAGTTCAAGACGAAAATGGACATTGGTATGTTTTACCAAATGACGTAGTAGCAGAATTTGAAAAAGATGGACAAAATGAAGATTTTGTTGATTCTGGTGATTTTGACAATAAATATAATAAATATAGAACTGGTGGAGATTTAAATAACACACAGTTGTATGCTAATATATAAAATAAATGGTTAGTGAAACTGCAGTAAGAGTTGTAATTATTGGAATGATATCTAGTGTTATGATTTGCAGATATAATCAGTGAAAGGAGAGTCCTCTGTGGCAAGTAAAGTTGGTGGGATGATATGAATGTATAAGAAAGGATATATTTGTAAACAAGCCCGCTACTGAGAGCGGTGGAAGTATGGGTGAAAATCCTACACTAACCTAAAACGAGGCGTTCAATATAGAGTTAATTGAGCAGTTGCAAATGTTTATGAAAACGAAATTGTGCTACGCCTATCCTTCATACCATTTATTTTTTATTTTTTAACTTCTAATTTTTTAAATATTATGGACAAAAAAAGTTTTTAATTTTATCTTTTCTAATTATTCCAGGATTATGTATGTTATATACATTCTTTGATCCTTTATTTTCTAATATACAGCCTACTATTTGGTTTACTACATTTACTGCAAGAATAATAATTACTATTATTTGTTTTTTAGTATCATCAATATCTATTTTAGCAATTATTTTTAAAAAATATAGTACAGTTGATGCACTTCAGGATCATAGAAATAAAGTAGAGATAGATAAAATATCTGATTTTATCTTTGACTACTTATCACAATATCATACAGCATCAGATAAAGACTCTATTAATGAATGGGTAACAAAAAACTTCAAAAAATAATAATTTATGGCTACTAATAAATATGTTATAAGTGGAAAAGGATTTTTAGAAGAAATAAAAACTGGTAAAAATCCAGAATGTATTTGGACTAAAAGTATAAGAACAGCCAAATCTTTCACATTTAATCAAGCTACTGGATCAATTGGTTTCATTAAAAACGAGACTAATTTTCATGAAGATTGTTTTATATGGTCGCCTTTTGAAGAAAATTATACAACAGGATTATATGAAGTTGTCAGAAGAGAATCATATCATAGTATTTTTGATGATGATGATAGAAATGTTTTAGAATGGTATGCAAATAAAGTATCAGCAGCAGACAGCGATTTGATTTGCCTTAATAATATAAAACAAAATAAAAAAGAACAAAAATACTATTCTTATGAAGAAGCTATTGAAATAGCAAAATCTAAAAATATTGTTATGTTAAAAGAAATCACTAAAATATTAAACAAGTAACATTTAAATAATTTTAACTAATAAACTTCTGCATATGTAGAAGTTTTTTTATATCTTTGTATAAATAAAAACATAAACATGTGGGAGGTAGGAAATAAAATAATTAGTAATGATAAATATTCTAAAAACCAAATTGGTATTATTTGGAAAGTAACCGAAGAAGCGGTTCATGTCAAATTTGGTATCAATATAGAAACTATCACATTTCAAAAATTCTTTTTTAATCCAAAGTATAATATGCAATCAAACATATTAGATTTAAAATTATTTAATAACTAAATCAAAATTTATGAAAGAATCAACAGCATTATCAATGATAATTGATATTTTTTTAAAAGAAGGTATTGTAATTAATGAGAAGAATGTGACATTTTGTAAAAATGTATCAACAATCGATGTTGTTCTTAAATGTAGTGAAATAAAAAAATCTAATTCAGATATTGTAATTTATACATGTCATGTACCAAATAAAAATTATTTAATCAAAACAGAAAAAATTAATATTTTTGATAATGATGATATTAAAGTAATTGCATTAAAATATTCAAATACTGATTTGATTGAAATATTAAATTAATGAATAATGAAAAACAATATGGTTCACCAACTTGTATGATATGCGGAGAGGTATGTGATATAGTAGAAATACTAAATTACGGTCGAGACGATGAAGAAGGTTGGTGTTATTGTAAAAAATGTAAAGTTGATACTTTTCATCCTCCACTTACAGAACAAGAAATTTCAGAATTAGAAAACAATAAAAATAAATAAATTTATGAATATTCAAAGTTTAAGTATTGTAGTACCAACAAACAACAAGTGTGTAAATCATTGTCAATTTTGTGTCAGTAGAACTCACACTAATCCATATGTTGATAAGATTAATAAAGTAGTACATAAATACATTGAAGGTAGTGAATTAATAAAATCATCTATTGAATATAAAGATTATTTCAATCGTTTACAATTTGCCAGAGACAATGGCTGCAATGTTGTTGTACTAACTGGAACAGGAGAACCAGTTCAAAATAAAGATTTTTTGGACTTCTTTTCCGAAATGAATTCTAAACTTCAAACACCTTTCAAAAGTATTGAAATTCAAACAACTGGTGTCATGTTGACAGATGAGTATCTTGGACATTTGAGAGAAATTGGAGTCACAACTATTTCCTTTTCAATTTCTAATATCTTTGACAATGAGAAAAATTTGAAAGTTATAGGCTGCAACGAACAATTAAAATTCGATGTTTTTGAAATTATTAAATTAGTCAAAAAACATGACTTCAATTTGAGATTATCTTTGAATCTTATAAATGATTATGATAATTATACTGTTTATGAAGTTCTAAAAAGATGTGAGGAATTAGGAGCGGACCAAATTACTTTCAGAAAATTATACAAATCAGAATTGAATAATGAAATTGATAAATGGATTGAAAACAATGCAAGTAAAACTTTTTATGATGAGTTGATTTCATATATGAATTTTTACGAACAAAACCATCCTAATAAATATTTAGGTTCTCTTCCTTTTGGACCTAAAATGTATGATGTTAATGATATATCTGTAGTTATTGACAATGATTGCATGGCATTAGATAACAAAGATACATTCAAATATCTTGTATTAAGAGAAAATGGAAAATTATATACAAATTGGATAAGTAAAGCATCACTTGTTTTTTAAAAATAAAAATAAAAATATGAATGAACAAGAAATTACATTAAGAAATGAAATTGTAAAACAAAATGAAATTGTAAAACAAATTCACAATGATATAGATACTGCTCAAGATAGATTACTAGAAAGAGCAAGAACTATTTTAAATGAGAATAATATAAAATCTTCTATATTAGATAAGGTTAAAAGACTTAAAAATTTAGGATTTACACATACTAATGAAGTCGTTGAAACTGATGCAAAAATTGCATTAATAGAAATGACTGCGAAAGAAGCAAATGTCATTAATTATTATAAACAAAATTATATAGATTTGAAATTCTTAACTATTGAGGAATTTAATAATATTTGTTCTAAATATAATTTGATATATGCGCCAGTTTCAAATTATAAAAATGATGTACCAGAAGAAAATCTTCTTGAAATTGAATCAGTTAAGCCATTAAAAAAACGTGATTCTTATAACAGTGTATATAAGTATGCTATTTCAAGATATTGGCCGGGAGTTCCTGAAGATGCTAAAAAATGGATAGATAATCATTTGTTCGATAGTTCAAGTTATAGTGAAAATGATATAAAAAAAATGTGTCCTGTATATATAGATTCTTATGTTTATGAAACAGGATGTTTAAAAATAATTAAAATTAATAGTGATGATTTGTATATTGCTGCACCTAAATCTCATTTTAATCTTGGTAATTTGAGTTTTGATAGTTTAAAAGGATATTATGATTCAAGAAATGTAATAGAGCCAAAGGATCCTATTGTTTTTAGATATGTAATAGGCGGAATACAAATATTAACAAAATGGGGAATTGAATCATTTGATCAAAAATTGAACATATATAATATCAATTGATATGAGCACTGTAAGACATAGTATAGGAGACAAAGTTGTTGCATTAACAAATCCAAAAGATCAATATTGTCAACCTAGATTAAAAGGAACAGTATACACAGTTCTTGATTATAAATATTGTAGTAAGTGTGGAACACAAGCTATTAATATTGGAGAAATTACTACATCTGAATATGCTGAATGTAGTTGTGGTAGCATATCAATTAGTAATTGTAAATGCTGGACTGATTCAATGCATTTTGCAAATATTAAAAACATAGAATCTGAATTATTAGAAGCAATAAAAAATGAAGATTACGAATTCGCATCAATACTAAGAGACACTAAAATAATTTAAAAATATGAAAAAAGAATTTAAAATTGGAGACGAAGTTGTATCTTTATCAAATACAGCAAGCAACAACAGTCAAGTAAGAGTTGAAGGTAAAAAGTACATTGTGTTGGATATTATGTATTGTCAAAATTGTGGAGTTCAGGCTATTAACATTGGAGGAGTTGCAAAATTTCGTAATGTAAAATGTGAATGTGAAGATATTCAAGATAGTCGTGGTAAATCTTGGACAAATTCAACTAACTTTTCAAAAGTTAATAACATTGAGAATGAAATGTTATATGCTGTTAAAATCGAAGATTATGAAGTAGCCGCTTCTTTGAGAGATGTTATAAAACTGATGAATTCTTAAAATGATATACATTTTTAATATTTGTACTATGATATCTGAAATTTGTATTATTATAATATCTATATTTTGTGTTGTTAAAATATTAGAAAAAATAACAGATCCAGAAAAAAACGTAGGACTACTTTGTCACAACTCATATAAGGAAAATTATTTAGGAAATAAGTGGTTTTATGTTTTTATTTTTTTTAATTTAATTTGCTTTTTGTTTTATAAAAAAATTAAGAAATTAAGAAGAATTGATTATTATAGATATAAAATAAAATTTTATCAAGATTTGTTAGATGACATGGATGTCCTAGATAAAGATGATGAAAAATATTTTAAATCATCACTTAGTAAATGTTCAAGACTATTAAAATTAGAATTATTAAAATAATATAAAACTATGAAAATTAAAAATAAAGATTTAAAAATATACATCAATATAATTGAAGTGTTTCAATTGATGTCATTTTTTGGAATTGTTTGTACATTAATATTTGGCTATAAATCAATCCAGATGAATTTTACGAATTTTATTATAAATTCCGCAATAATTCAATCTGCATTTTTATTTATTCCTGTAATAACTTGTTCAATTTTATATTTTACAAAAAAATACTCAATCAAGAAATATGATGAAATTAGAAAAAATATTCCTGAATATATTTACAAGACTGATTTTTATTCAACTGAACCTTTGCCAGATAAGTCAGATAAAATAAAAATATCAGATATAACAGAAAAATGTTATATAAATGGATATGGAAATTATGATCCAAATAACAGTTAATTATGGCAAACAATAGTTTAAATAAACCTGAATATGTCTATGTTCATGATATTCATGCTCTCAATATTGATCATGATTCATCTAAATCATCATTTGATGACGATTTGACTATTATATCAATTCGTCCGTTAAATGATGATGCTATAAAGGTTAAATTGTCAACTATTAAAAAAAAGTGCTATATTAATGAATATGGATTTTATGAGCCATAAAAAATAAAATTATAAAATATGTATTATTGTAATGTTGAAGTTGATATAGATTTGTTTGATTATAAATATAAAATTTTAAAATCTTTGGGTACTGATGATATCGAAAATGAATTGAAGAGTCGTAAAGAAAAAGATATTTATGTCAAAGATACTAGTATACTATATCATGGAATTGATGTTGATATGAGCGATTATGATGATGAAATATTAGATAAATTAACTAGTAAAGAATTACAAGATGAATTAACATCAAGAGGCTATAAAGTATTTGACAAGTATGAATATACTATACGAAATTTAGCAACAAGGAAAGATATTTGTGAATTTTTAGAAATAAGAGAATGGTCAACAAAAGAACAAATTATTAGTGAATTGAATTATATTCTATGATAATAACATTTATACAATCTTATCTCAATTTGAAAATTACACAAGTATCTAAAAGAACAATGACTACAATAAATTATAAAATTATTATAGCTATAAGAAAACAAAAACTTGAAAAATTAAACAAATGTTAAAGTCCGGAGATAAATTAAAATTCAGATTTAGAAATAATATGAGTAGCACATTTGATAAATATTTTCTTGACGACCATAATTTTTTCTTTACTAAAGAAGATCCTGGAATGTATAATTATTTACCTCATTGGATTTCAATATCTGAAGAAAGAAAATTTAAATTAAATAAGATAACTGAATGTTACAAAATTTAAATATTGATAATTTGACAAATAATTATGAAGTAATAGCTGTAGATATAATGTGGACTGATTTAATATTTAATAAAATATATAAAGTTAAAGAAATTATATTTATTAACGGATTTAATGTATATCAATTTAAACTATTTGGTATGGGAGAAAATGCTTATATGATTGATAGATTTGATGATGATTTGAAAAAAATTAGAAATATAAAATTATCTAAAATATTAAGATATGTTGAACTTTGAAAATTTGAAAGTTGGAGATGTAGTAATTGCTACTGAAATATCATGTAGTAATTTAAGACAAAATAACAAATATACAATTAGCTATATTCAGAATTCTGATTCATTATATGAAAAGAGAGTGAGATTATTTGAAAACGGAAGTCAAAAATATTATCATTCTAGATTTATATTAGATTTGAAAACATCAAGAAAGAAAAAACTTGAAAAATTATGGCAAAAATAAAAGTTAAATATTTAAGCATTGGAGATTATGTAGTTGTTGTTAATAATAACAATACAATATTAGAATTAGATAAAACATATCAAATTAAACAAATACAATACAATCCAATATATAATAAATATTATTTATCATTAGTTGGAAATTTTGATTTGAGATATAAAATTAATAGATTCAGATTAGATATTAAAACAGAAAGAAAACATAAACTTCTTAAAATGTCTAATCATGCTTGATATTAAAACTTTTAAAATTGGAGATAAAGTCATTGTAATTGATAATATGACTGTTAAATTTTTATTAAGATTAAACAATAAATATACAATTAATAATATTGCATATAATAAAACATTGAAACAATATTTCGTCAAATTATTAGAAATTGGAGACATATCTTTTTTTATTTATAGATTCAATAGTGATTTAAAAACAATAAGAAAAAAAAAATTAGAAAAAATTATAAAATATGAAAGTATATAAAATTTACGAAACACCATTTAGATGGGGTGACGATCAAACACCAGAAGAAACAACTTTCACAACACCTGAAGTTAGAGATGATTATTTCAAAAAACTATTTAAAATTTGTAAAGAAGATAGTCATTTAAAGGAAAGAGAAAATGTCACAACAGACAAAAAATTTATATTTGATGGAGATGGTAAATGGTCATATGAATACACTAAAACAGACGAAGAATTAAAAATAATTGAATCATTTGATTTTAATGATGGACACTGGACATTTGATTATATGAAATAAAATGAAAATTGATAATACATATGGTGTTTTGGATTATAAAAATTCTACTGAATTAGATGATGTAGCATATTTCTTTTTTATTCAAGATTTTAGAAGTCATAATTATTATGGATATCCTGAATTACCAGAACAAACATATTTTATTGGAAAATATAAAAATGATAATTACGGAATCAAAATTTATAAAAAATCCAAAATATATTTAAATGATATTAGAAAAGAAAAATTAGTAATATTGAGTGAAATATAATATGTCTGATACAACAAATCAAAATATTAACTGAGCAGTTAAACTTAAAAATAAATTTCTAAATAAAAATAGAAGACAAAAATTAAATAAATTAAATGAAAAACGATAAAAAATTTGCATGGTTACCATTAAAGACTAAAAATAATGAAATAGTTTGGTTGAAAAATATAAATTTCGAAACAAAATATGTTGAGCATAAATATAATTTCATATTATTTGGTGGTGAAACATCAATATCAATTGGTTATGATAAAAAAATTTATTCAAAAATAAACTAATGTCAGCATCAACAACTAAAGTTAAGATAGATGATGGTATTTATAATGCTATTTGGAAATCATATAATTTAACTATATTATCTAATGATAATACAGAACTTATCACAATCAAATCTATAATGGGGATCAGAGGAGATACACAGAATGAAAGAGTTGAAGTCAAAAATGGAATTGTGAGTTTTTACTATAAATAAAAAATTAACATGAAATATAAAATATCAAACGATAAAGTTAAAATTGAAGAAGGTATTTATTCTGCTATTTGGAAAGGATATACATTAGATATTTTATCAAATTTAGAAACATCATCAATTGATGATGAAAATATAGATAGAAAAAAATTAGTCACAATTAGAACTATAAATGTAGTTAGATGTCGTGACTACCCAATAGAAGTTGAAGTTATTGGTAATTACGTTTATAAAAATATTTAAAAATTATGAAAAAAAGCATATCAAAAGAAACTGTAGAAATTTCAAATGGTGAATATAATGCACTTTGGAGTGGATATTCATTAGATATATTATCAAGTAACAAAACAATGTTATCAACAATAAAAACTATAGATGGAGTAAGAGGAATTAACTGCAGAGTTAGAGTTGAAGTTATTGATGGTTATGTGTATGAAATATAAAAAATAAAGAGTAGAAATAAAGAGTTGAGTATACATATTTAACTCTTTATTTTTCTTTATATGATATTTATTTACTATCTTCGTAATATAATTAATTTTTATGCTAGTATAATTTATTAAATATTTATGATATGAAAGCAAAAAAAGAAGAATTCGAAACTATCAATTATGCTATTAAAAAATCTGATGTCACATTTGATAATTATATAAAATCAAATAGTGATTGGATAAAATTCAAAAAAAAATATAAAATTCCAGATAAATATATCACAACTGAAAATAAAAATTTATTTATTTTCATGAAAAATTCTGGAATGGACGCTGAACAAACATTCTTAAGCGAAATTAAAGAAATAGAAAATATATGCAAAAAATAACAAGTTTATTAGATATCAATTATATTATTAATAATAAAGTTGATTTGAAAGATGACAAAGGCTACGTGATACCTTTTGTTAGATTTATGGGTTATTCATTAATTCAAGTTATGAGATTGATAAATTCTGGTAATTATACATACAATTTTAAAAAACAATGACAAACGAAGAACTAATAACATTTGAGACTGCAAATTTAGCAAAGCAAAAAGGATATAATATACCAAGTAAATATTATTTTGAAGACCTTACTGATTGTATTTTTAGTGAAGAAAACAAAGAAGGTTCAATTTTTGAGTGTAGATTTAATCATCCTAACATATATGCACGACCTACTCAATCAGAGCTTAAAAAATGGCTAAGGACACAAAAACAGATATTTATTGAAGTTAATACTGATTGTACAACAGCTCCTAAATTTTGTTTCACTATTGATAAATTTATTGGTAATCCTTTAAATTTAGCGGAAAAGGAATGGGACTGGTATCATCACAAAGAATTTGAATGGTTCTTATATCGTAAATATGAAGAAGCATTAGAAGAAGGATTAAAAGAAGCACTTAGAATTATAAGATAAAAAGTATGAACAACGAAAAAGATTATGTTTTAATAAAAAGTAAAGATTTAGAAGCACTAAAAGAACCATATTATGTTGCTAAAAAAGAATTTGATTTAGCACTAAAAGAAGTTAACTCTAAAAATGATATTGATCAAAAGAAATTACGAGATCAAATATATGAACTACAGATTAAAATACAAAACAATCCTCCTGAATTACATCCAATGAAATTGAGTATTGTAATTGAAGATTATAATCGTGACCGTCCTTACTATGATAGATCCACTCCTTATAATTATATAGAGCCAATAAATTTCGAATTAGATCAACCAATAAGTAGGCAAATTAGTAATATTGTTTCTATTGTCACTAAATCATTATTCGCTAAATCAGAAGAAATAAAAAAAATTAATATAAAAGAATTAACAGAAAAAACAGAAAATAAATGTTACACTGAAGTTGCAAATATGGAATACTTTGAAAGAAGAAATTTCTTGAAAAAATTTAAAATAAAAAAATAAAAGTGAAAAAATTAAAAATACATTGCGGTGTGACAATAGAAGATGAATGTGAGAAACAACGTCATCCACTAACAGAAGTACAAAATGCAGAATTTATAGTTAGAACAATGAAAGATAATTCTGAAAGAATTGAATATTCAAATTGTCCAGATTTTGTATCAACTATTAAAAGTTTATCAACTAAATATAATATTGATGTAGAATTCTTTCTTAATGGAATTTCAACTGGAGAAGATATTGAAATTATATTTGAAGACTTTAATAAATCATACGAACTAATAGATAAACTAATAGAAAAATAATAAAATGAACAATGAATTTAATTTGAAAAAAATACAAGAAGTTAGTACTATTGTAATGTTTATTTATTTATGGTGTCTTACAAAAGAGAATCATGATAAACAAAATAATGATGACGAGGAAGGGTATTAACATTTTTAGAAAAAGAGAGAGTAACTTAGTTACTCTCTCTTTTTATTTTATTGAATTGTAGATGCATTAGCATCTACAATTGTCATTTTATTATATATTAATCTCTGTGTATTATCTGAATTGACAAATAATTCTTTTGTGTAAGATTCATAAACATATGATGCGTTTGTGAAATTTACACCACCAGCACGATTAAAATCATCACAAACATTATTAGCCTGAAAAAAACTTACAATAATATTATGTGAAAATCTACTTCCAATTGTATTAGTATTAAAACCACTTCCAATTGTATTATTCTGAAAAAAACTTTCAATTGTATTAACATTAAAACTATTTCCAATTGTATTACCATTAAAACTATTTCCAATTGTATTAGTATTAAAATCACTTCCAATTGTATTAGTATTAAAATTACTTCCAATTGTATTACCATTAAAACTATTTCCAATTGTATTAGTATTAAAAACACTTCCAATTGTATTAGTATTAAAATCACTTCCAATTGTATTAGTATTAAAATTACTTCCAATTGTATTAGAGTAAAACCCTGCTCCATCAATTGTATTTAATTCAGAAAATATACCAATATTATTATCATATACTGTATATATTTGAAATGTAGAATTATTACCAACCAAGTAAAATACTGTATTTGATAATGATGATCCAATAATTCCATTCCATTGAGTTTGTGTATCGTTGATGTTTTTTATTGTATTGTTTCTGACATTAATTTCATATGTATTGTACTCATCAAATCCATGAAAAGTATAAACGTCAATATAATCTGTTAAACCTGAAACACCTTCATATGTACTATATAAGCCAATATATTGGGTTGAAAAACCGTAAAGTAATTCTCCTACATTCCATCTTCTAAACTTTACATTTCTGAAATCATATCCAAGAATGTTATTATTTTTTGTATCTTCTCTTTTATAAATAACACCCTTATAACCAGATATTAAAGTCACACCTGATAAATTTGGTTCAATTAAACTACCATATTTTATAACTGAATCAATATTTGAGAATGCCATATCTTGTATCCAATAATCAGATTTCCAATCATAATATATTATATCCTGAGGATATAATTCTGAATATGCTTTATTATCTAGCACTGATGTCGATTTAGCTAAAATAGTCAATGGTTCAACTGTTCCAACATTTATCTCATCGATTCTAGTATCACCATCAAACATATAATGGACAGTTTGGTAATCTGTTATTTTATAATAACTACCAGCAGTTAAACCACTACTCATTGTTAATCCAGTTAATTGAGAATACGTCACATTGATTATTGTATATCCGCCAATACCTGATGTTCCATTTAAACCTGATGTTCCAGATGTTCCTGATCCTCCACTTGTTCCATTTAAACCTGATGTTCCAGATGTTCCTGATCCTCCAGTTGTACCAGAAAATGCATATACATCATTAAAATTACTATTTATCTTTATAAATGATTCTCTTAAACTATCTCCAGTGCCATCATTTTGATATATACCTACATTAATTATTTGCTTGCTCATGTATATTTTTTATTGTATATATTAAAAAAAAAAATTAAAAAAAAGAAAGCAAATTATTTGCTTTCTTTTTTTAAATAATGATTAATATTTTTTTTATCATAAATATTTAATTATATGATATTAATTTTAATTATTTTTTATATTTATTAGTATCTACAATATTACCAATATTAAATTTGTTTTCTTCTATCATAATATCTCTATCAAATTTATATACTTTAAATTGAATTAATAAGCACAAAAATTGAAAAATTATAAATATCCATGCAATTAATCTTAATGCGTCATTATTTGTAAATGATGAAATTGTATTTAATAATATAGATATTAAAAAACAAATCCAATTAATTAAAACATAATTAGGTTGTTTTTTAGAAAACACTAAAATTTTATTCATCACTACTAAAAATTTCTTCATAACTTTTATTTTATACAAATATAATGATAATTTTTCATATCTGCAAATAAAAAGAGAGATAATAATTTATCTCTCTTTTTATTTGTTGTTTCTATATGAACAACTGTGCTTTTTTGACTTGAAAAAAACTTCGTGATATATTATATAATCACAAATTAATATATTAATTAATATAGCTTTTTTCACGAAAAGTTTAAATATTAAATTTATTTGCATTTATTAAATATTCTAAATCTTCTTTTTTATCTGAATATTCAACTATTTGAGAAAGATGAAATGGCTTTGTATATCCATCATAAACAGAGTTGAAAAACTGTATAAATCCATCTGGTACATTATCATATTTCACAAATATTTTACCATTTTCATATTTATCTATACTATATAAAACTCCTATTGTATTATCAATAAAGCCTTTCAATTTCATTAGTATATCATCTCTGCTGTCACAACTATACTCTACTATTATATAATCTCCAACTTTATAATTATTTTTTTTTGTATTTTCAAAATTTTTTAAATATTTCATATATTAAATTTTATTGTTTGCATTTTTACTATTAATAATTTCTTTGATTTAGAAAAATCAACAATCTGATCTGTTACAAAATTTTTAACATAAACATCTCCAATCACAGTAAAATATCTTTTAATATTGTCTGGTACATTATCATATTTAACATATATACTACTATATTTAATATCAGTTTTATATACTATTCCTATTGTATTACATATAAAATCACTTAAACCAGTTAATAATTTAATATTAGTTATATTAGTATATTTCATTAAAACATAATCACCTTTCTTTATTCTACTATTAGTTTCACTTTCAAATGTCTTTAAATATTTCATATATTAAATTTTTTTGAATTTAGTAAAGGTTCTAATTCTTCTTTATTTTTAGCCCAATAAATTATTTCATCTCTATTTACTAACCAAGATATTGAAAAGTCAATAACATAACTAGTAGAATTAGAATTATATATAATATTAATTAATCTATGAATATTATTATTTAATGAATTTGTAGTATCATCATCAAAATAATGATCATCATCATTTTGATTAACAATAACATAATCACCTTTTTCTGGCTCTCCTTGATTTATTGAATCATATATTTTAAATTTTGTAATCATTTTAAATTAATTGATATTCTATTATACTCTTTTCTGCATTTGTTAATCCAATTCCTAATATATTTATTCTGCCTCTATAAAAATTTTTAGGTGGTATAACTCCATAATCTAACTGAATACCAATATATTTAATTTTTCCTCTTACTCTGATTAACGGCGTAATAGTACCCATATCTAAAGATATATCAAGCGTATTTATTTTAGTCATTATTTTAATTATTTTTTATGCATAATCTATATCAAAGTGAGCATTCAATTCAATTCTTAAATATTTAATTACTGGTATTTTATAGTAATAATTAACTGAGTCTGATGACAATGTAATGAATTCTTGATCAGCACTTGTAACAGCATAATCACTATAATAAGATATTTTATCATTATCAAATTCACTAAATAAAACTGGTAAATCTATTCTATCACCAATTTTATGAAACAACATTTGAACATCACTAAAGAAAGGACAACTAAATTTAGGAAATGTTTCTGATGGCGTGTTAATATTATCATAAGGAATTATTTCTTCTGATTCAAATGGTATTGATAATACTTTATGTACTACTGTACCTGAGCCATCATTTAATAATGAAAATGATAATATGTCTATATTTGTTTTGAAAAAATAATCTGGTAAATATTGAGTACCATTATATAAAATAGCTGAAAATATATCCTTATTGGTATTGGTTACTTTATATAAAGTATTAGGTTCTAATGTTTCAGAATAAGTTATTGCACTATTAAAAATAAGATTTTGCTTCTTACCAAAGTAATATCCAAAAGCACTACCATCATCTTCCATTGATTGACTTCCTCTAAATTTAACACCGTTAGGTATGATTATAGTAGTATGACTTCTCATACGATTCCATATTTGATTTGATGAAGTATCAAAATCAAAAGTATTATCAATATTTCCTCTAAGTAAAGTAGCTGGATTAACTAAATCATCAGAACCATCAGAATTAACATTAATTGGTACATCTAAATCAGTAGGTAATATAGCGTTAGCTGGTCCAAAACATCCAACATAACCACCTAAATCAGATGTATAAAGTGCATCATTATTAGACACTGGATTTAAAGTGTAATCTAATACACTACCATCAATATTATATCTATTAAATATATTTCCTGAAGTGCCTCCATTTTTATCTTCTAATACAACTCTACAAGTTTCATTATTAAATGAATCTATATGAATCCAAGCATTTACATCTTTTAAAGTCATACCAGCGGATATAAAAGCATTCTTTAAAAGTTGTACATTACTTAAAGAATCTGATGTATAAATAGGTGAATCTAATACTATACCATTGTACCTTAATATAGTAGAACTCATTATTATTGTATTCTTAATAACACAATCAACATTATTATCAAGATATTTAATCACTATTGAGTTGTTAATTAATTTAGCACCGCCTACTCCATTAGTAGTACAGTGATTTAAAATATAAGGTGTTCCATAACCATAACCATACTGATCAGATGAATTAATAAGACAATACTCTATCAAAAAATTGTAGCCTGAAGAAGCATTAGGTAAAATATTATTAAGAATACATCCTGATGCATTTTGAGAAAAACTGTAAAATTTATCAGATAGAATAGTTGTTCTTATTCTGTTATATATACCTGATGAATAATTAGATACTGTAATTATTTGATTTATATCATCCCCAATTATAGTGTTTATATTAAACGATTCATTTACAATACCTCTAAATACGATATACACCATACCACTTTTTTGACTCGCTTTGAATACTGATTTATACGGATATTCTCTCGTGCCATCTCCACTAAAATCATCTCCAACATAAGTGTGAACAAACACTGTATTCAAATTTGTTATCAATGTTGTCGAATCTGTACCATCTATATTTGGAAGAAATCTTATTTTAAATAATTTTACCATCAATTAATTTTTATTTTTATTTTAAAATCTGAGCAAGCCCAATTACTTTGTTCATTGTAAATATATTGAGGATAAATTTCAATGTTAAATGTTTCAACTGTAACAGTGTAAGATATAGGCCTGTTAAATATATCTAAAGAGTCTGGATTAAGTTTATCGTTAATTAAAATATTAACATTCTTATTATACCAAACTTTAAAATCAGAACTTTGTTCAGATAAAAATTTAGAATCATCAAATTCTATTGTCTCTTTTATTTGTATCATTATTTATATTATTTTTAATATATATTAATTTATATTAATTTATAGTGTTCTAAAATACTATTATAGCATTAGCATTATCATATCCAGTTTGAATTCCAATATCTAATATAACCAAATCAATCAATGCTGGTAGTGTCACACCAACTAATGTCATTTCTGTGTATACTGTTGAGTCTATTTGAACTGTAATACCAGAGCAGTTACTAGTTAATAAAACTTGCGATATAGTTTTATCAACAATCCATTTGAATCTTTCAGGATTTGGATTACTATTTGCACCAACTTTACTTAAAGATAAACTTTGAGGAATAATAGATGAATCAATAGTCTTTCCATTTCCGTCAATACAAAGATGAATTTCTCCACCATTAGTAGGATTTGAAAATGTACCTGAACCAGGAGATTTTCTACAATAATATAATTTTGATCCAGAAATAACATTAAACAAACCGGAATTACAGTTTATGTAAATACCATCTGTTAATGTTCCAAAATCACCAATACAATTAGTGAACAAACCACCTACTGTTTGATCAAAATTTCCAATACAATTTGTATATGTTCCTCCACTAGTTGAAAAAAACGCGTCAACTGGATCACCACAATTATTAAATGTACCTGAACAAATTCCATTAAAACTACCACCAGAACTTCCATAACAATTCATAAATGTACCTGACAAAAAATTTGTCCAAAAAATTTGACCTGAATAGATGTCTTTAAATATTCCTGATAACGTATCAATAGAACTTATAAATAATCCACAATTAGTAGAACTAAATATGTGTTCAAAAAAACCTGAGCACTCAAATATACCAGAAAAACCTGTACCATTTATAATATCTATATTTTTAAAAGTTCCGGATGCAATAACATTACCATTTTTACCATCACCTTGAATTTGTCCAGAACAGTTCTCAATCCATAAGCCTGGAAAATTGCCAGTTATTCTTAACCCGCCATCAGTAAAATTTATTCCCATCATTTTGATGTGGTCTTCAATAACACTGGCTCCTGAATATCCAAAATTAACATCTATATTTCCTGTTGACGATATTATGTTAATATAAGAAGTGTTTAATTTTAAATCATTTTGAAATCCATAATAGCCAGGATAAACTATAATATTAATTGGACTGCTTGACGTTGGAGATAAAGTTTTTGCAATTTCATATACACTTAAAAATTCATTGCCATTTACACCAGGATCAACATTATAACCTTTAACAGTCAAAAATTGCTTACCATTTGATGGCGCAACAGCTCCAATTACATTCTTGTTTCCATCAACACAAAGATTGATACTTCCGCCAGACGCAGGAGTATTAAAAAAACCTGATACTAATCTACAATAATATAAATTACTATCAGGACTATAACTATTATTACCACCAACACATCTAGTAAATGTGGCACCTGACGCGATATTTACCATCAAATGATTAAAACCATTATCTCCAGATATACAATCAATAAATGTACCAGTTAAATAATTCGCTATAAAACTATTATAACCTCCTATACAATTAATAAATGTACCAGACAAATCACATGTAACTCCTGTATCACTAGTTACAGTATTGAAAATCGGAACATTAATTGGAATTCTAAATTTTATATTTTCGAAATATCCAGAAAAACATAAAAAATCAACTACGAATCCATTATCTCCAGATTGCTCAGATATTGTAATATCTTTAAATGTTCCAGATAGAATAGTATCATGATTAATATAATCACCAGAAAATTTTCCACTACAATTTTTTATATATAATCCTGGAAAATTTCCAGTAATAACTAATCCGTTATCTATAAAATTTATTCCATTTATTTTAATATTATCTACGTTAATTATAACTCCCAAAAACCCAAAATTAACATCTATATTACCTGTAGATGATATTATGTTAATATAAGGAGTATTCAAATTTAATCTATCAGGCTGAAATCCATAATAGCCAGGATAAACTATAATATTAATTGGACTGCTTGACGTTGGAGATAAAGTTTTTGCAATTTCATATACACTTAAGAATTCATTACCATTTACACCAGGCTCAACATCAGAACCTTTTACAGTTAAAAATTGCTCACCTGATAATGGAGCGAAGTCACTACCAGTTGTACCAGATAATAATTGTTCAACCCATAATTCACTTGCTAAATATATTGCTTCACTCATATTTAAAATTTTTTTTTTTATATAATAGTATATATAAAAATTATAAATCAATATAAATAAAAACAATTAAAATGTCATTGATAAATAATAACAATAATAATAATAATAATAATAATAATAATAATAATAATAATAATAGTTAAAATATATAATTGAATCTTGAATATAATATTAACATTTTTTATAAATTATTTAGAGGAGTTCACCATATAATTATATATAATTATATGAGCGGAATATATAAATCTCCCAGAGTAGGAGTTAATCAGTATGGTAATAATGTTGCACCACTTAAGCAAACAGATGAGTTTAACTATTTGATTAATCTTAATGTTAATAGTATTATAAATTTTGATAATGGTACGGATGAATTGAAAGATAGTGGAGCAATTATACTACCAAGAAAATATCATATATTTGTTGGAACTAAAGATTATGAGTTGAAATTTAAGCCATACGAATATGATCAATATAGAATAGTAGTAACTACTTATAAAGATATTATTATTAGTATTGATTCATTAGGATAACTATTAAACACAAAAAAATGACAAAATATTATATTTTGTCATTTTTAATTAGAATTCAAAATCAATATTACTATCTGAAATACCAAACAAGTCATCATCTTCCAATTCATCATATGGAGCAGAGCATCCTTTTAAATTAATCTTATTATTTAGATTAATAGAAATTGTTGATGATTGATTATTAGTATCAGAATCTGATTTTAGTATTTCACTAAGTTTTCTTCTACGAATATATTGTTCAAGATCTTTAATATTGATTGAACCTAATATTCCATCAATGTCAATGTTTACATTTATGTTCATTTTATATCGTTATAATGTGATGTTTAGAATGGTAAATTTATATATGTAGACATTTGCCCACCATCTGAATATCCATAATAATACTTATTATGTTTGTTCTCCAGTTCAAGAGGAGGCATTTCAATAGGATTCAGGCAATTTTCTAACTTCTTCTTACGAAGGTATCTTTCAATAAGTATAGGATTAATAGAATCAAGAACCTGTTCTACATCTTCTAGTTCAATTTCAAATTTTAGTTTTATGTTTTTAGTTTTTAAATAAAGCCTAAAAAGCTATCATTTTTACATGATAGCTTTTGTCCCTGGCGAGGAAATTACATGATTATCTAAGTTTCATGCAACTTTTAAATATCATTAATTTTTAACAGACAATCTCAAATTATTCTCTTTAATATCATCAATAGAATTTTGATAATCTTTTAAATTTGAATCAAACATATTATATAATTCTCTAAGATGCTCATCTTCTATGTTATTTCTTTTCAGAACATTAAAAGCTTTTCCTACTCCATCTCTGGCTTCAGTTAACAACTTAATTTCATTTTCTAATAATTCAATTGTTTTTGTCATATATAATATATATATATATATTTAGTTTATAAAAAAGTTTTTAAGTTATTAGTTAATTATATTTAATTTTTATGTTCAATTAATTTATTATATTCTTCATTTGATAAAAAAGGATTGCCTATATTATGGTTAGTATATAAATCTAATTTACTATTACGTTGTCCACACACTATTTCAAATTTATTTAATCTTACATAATCTTTTAATAATCTTTTAATTGTGTATTGTATATAATTCATGCTATTTGTAGAAGTTGTATTCTTATTAACATATTGCCATATAGCATAACTACAATATAAAATTTTATTTTTTAAGTCTTGTTGAAATAAACCACACCCTACTCCGTCCAATTTAGGCGAAATTATTTTAGTATTATTCAAATTGCATAATTTTGCTCTACGTATATTTTTTTCACAATAAAAATAATTTATATCATCAGGTAATTCATCAACTGTTATTGTATTACAAGATTCAAATTTATTTATTATCCAAATTGTAAGTTCTTTTTCTGTCATTTTTATTATATAAAAAGTAATTAATAAAGTTTTTAAAAAAATAGAAGTTATTTCCCAATAACTTCTATTTAACTAATTTATTAATATGTTTTAAAAATTAAACATAGGAAAACAAACCTATGCTCATAATATTATATGATAATAATAAAAAAAGTTTATTAATTGAATTTTTTTTATTATCTTTGTAGATTAAATATTATAATATGACAAAAGAAGAGTTGACAATTTGGTTCGTTAGAAAATTTAATTCTTGCTATCCAGTTAGTATACCTGATAATGATACTAGGCTGTTGTGGTTCTATGATGAAAAAGTTATAAGAAAAATTAAATTGTGTAAGATTGAAAATAACAAATATTATAAACCTAAAACAGTAAAAGGAACTTGTTTATTTGATATGCATATTAGTAATAGATATTTATATTGTGATTTGAATACAATTTGGAAATTCTTTGAAAAAAATTACAGTGAAAATTATGATAAAATCCAATCTCTTATAATTGAAATAATTAAAAATAACATATCAAAATTAAGTTATTATACTCCACAATGTATGAGAGTGAGTACAGCATTTGATAGAAACAATTACCATAAATTAATAGTATATAAATCAATATTATAATATGACAAAATATGAATTAACTAAATGGTTCTGGAACAAATTTAACTCATGCTATCCAGTAAAGCATGATGATTTACCAGATAGAATATTCTGGGTTTATGATGAAAAATTTATTAGAAAACTTAAATTGTGTAAATTGACTAATCAAGAAATAACTTTACCGAATAAGGTTCAAGGAAAATGTTTGTTTGATCAGGATTTAAAAACTGAATATTTGTGGTGTGATAATGAAGAAATTTGGTCATTTTTTAAACAGAATTATAAAGATAACTACTATGATATACAATCACTTATAAAGGATATCCTGTCTGATACTACAAAATTATATGTATATACACCAAAGTCTATACATGGAACAACGATTCCATACCTGTCTGATACTACAAAATTATATGTATATACACCTGGATATAAAACACATTGCCAATGCAAGTACCTGTCTGATACTACAAAATTAAAGATATATGAATAAAGAAGAACTAAGTGAATGGTTTATTGATAAATTTAACTCATGTTATCCAGTTAAACATGATGATTTACCATATAGAATTTTCTGGTATTATGATGAAAAATTTATCAGAAAAATTAAATTATGCGAAATAAATAATCAAGAAATAACTTTACCTGATAAGGTTAAAGGTACATGTTTGTTTGAACAAGATTTAAAAAATAAGTATTTGTGGTGTGATAATGAAGAAATTTGGATTTTTTTTAGAAATAATTATATAGATAACTACGATTATATACAATCACTCATAAAGGCTATACTGTCTTATACTACCAAATTAAATGTATATACACCTTACAGCATTTATATGAAAACAGGCGCAGAACTGTCTGATACTACAAAATTAAAAGTATATACACCTTTATCATGGAAGTTCTGTGATGAAAGCCGACTGTCTTATACTACCAAATTAAATGTATATACACCGTATCTCGGTGGATGTCATGATGAATACCTGCTGTCTGATTATACAAAATTAAATGTATATACACCAATGTCATGCAAAGTTAATAACACACAGTTACTGTCAGATACTAACAAATTAAAAATATATGAATAAAGAAGAATTAACTGATTGGTTTTGGAGCAAATTTAACTCATGTTATCCAGTCACGCATATAGATTTTCCTGATAGTGTATTCTGGTTTTATGATGAGCAAATCATTAGAAAACTTAAATTGTGTGAAATTAATAAAACAGAAATTAATAAAACAGAAATTAAAATAAAATTTAAAAATAATTGTTTGTTCGAACATGACACAAAACATAAATATTTATATTGTGATTATTTAGAAATATGGAAAATAGTTGAAGATAATTATGAATTTAGTTATCGTGAAATTCAAGATACTATTCATAATATATTAAATGAAAATGAAAAATTAAAGGGCTGCTCACCATTAAAGAGAAATATTATTTGGTACTCATATATGAATGATAATAATAAATTAAATATGTATACACCATTTGTTACTTATAATAATAATCATCCTGAACTATATGATACTACCAAATTAAAAATATATGAATAAAGAAGAATTAACTGATTGGTTCTGGAACAAATTTAACTTATGCTATCCAGTCACACATGATGATTATCCTAATAGCATATTTTGGTATTATGATGAAAAAATTATTAGAAAAATAAAATTAAATAAAATTAATAATTTGAAAAATCCTTTTAATTTTAATATAAAAGGAACTATATTATTCAAACTTGATATAAAAACAAAAACGTTATACTGTGATTATATGAATATGTGGGTTATTATTTTTCAGAATGAAATAAAAAGTTATAATGAAATTCAAAATTTTTTATTTGATATTATAAATAAATCTACAATTTTAAATAAATATATAAAAACAGATGAAGATAAAAATTTTAGTTCATTCGTTCCTGATTATTCATATCTGGATTTTAATTATATGCTTGAAGATAAAAAAAGAATGAAAATATATAAAAAACTCAGTTAATTAATTAACTGAGTTTTTATGTTATGCATTAGCATTCACTATTGTTATTTTATCAAATATTAATTTTTGTTGATATGATGAATTAGTAAATAATTCTGTTGTATATGCAAGATAAACATGTGTAGCTGATGTGAAATCTAAACCTCCAAAACTATCACTAACGTTATTCATCTGAAAAGAACTTCCAATTATATTAGAAGAGAATTTACTTCCTATATTATTATAACTAAAATTATCACTAATTGTATTAGATTGACAATAATGACTAATATTATTACGATTAAAATTATTACCAATTATATTAGCAGAAAAATAACTGCTAATATTATTCTCAGAAAAATTATATCCAATTGTATTAGTATTAATACCATAATCAATAACGTTACTTGATAACCCATAGTCAACTGTATTACTTGAAAAATTACCTTCAATAACATTATATGCAGAATTGCGTCCTATACTATTGTACCTAGAATTATATCCAATTTTATTACCGGTGAATCCTGCTGCAATATTATTATAAGAGAAATAAGTTCCAAATAAATTATATGTAGTATTTTTTGAAATTGTATTATACGAGAAATAGTTTTCAATAATATTATCTGTGAAACTTTCTGATATATTATTAAAATTAAAATTATTACTAATTGAATTACTAACAAACATACTACCAATTGAATTATTTTTAAAATCTTTTCCAATTTTATTATCAGAAAAACTATCTCCAATACTATTAGAAGAAAAATTACTTCCAATATAATTATTCATAAATCCATATGAGAAAATTACAGTATTACTTGAATTTAATATATTACCATATGCAATATTTAATTCTATTTTATTTGACATGGAACTAGAGTAATTATTCCAATTACTCCACATATAATAATCAGTATAACCAGTTGAACACGGTATAGAAATTCCAATCTCCCAACTACTTTGTGCTGTACTAACATAACTTAAATTATTCCAATCAAATAACTTCCATGCATTGAAATCTGTAGATGGATTGCTATTTATGACATTATTATATAAACAAATATAAATTTGAGTAGTTCCAGAATATAAAACCACACTACTTTTATTATAAGTTGTGCCTGAATTCCATATATTAGTGACATTCAACTGCCATCTTCTAAATTTCACATTTCTAAAATCAAAAGGAATATCATTATTCTGTAAAGTATCTATCCTTCTATAAATATATCCTTTATTACACCCAGGTACCAAATCTTGCCTATTATTTAAATCATAATAAATAATATCTTTTGAATATGATTTTGAATAACAAATAGGACTTAATGTATTATTTCCACTCGCATTAACAAATAAAGGCTCTATTGTACCTAAATTAATTATACTAGTGTTAGGAATAATATGCCTTGTTTGATAATCTGTTATTAGATATGTTTTACCAATAGTTAATCCACTTGTATTAACTAAACTAACCAATTCACTATAAATTACACTAATCGCACTACCAATTGAAGATATACCAATTATTCCACTAGTTGGTATATTATTTAATCCAGCACCAGAACCATAAAATGTTAAACCAGTTAAGTTACCAGTTAATGTACCTCCACTTAAAGATAAAGAAATAGGCAAATTATCTATAATAGAATAATCAATTCTTTTACTATATTTTGGCTTGAAATGAACATAATACTGAGTATTTATTTGTCTGGTAGATTTTAAAATATTTCCATTAAGAGAAACATAAGTTTGTAATGTTAAAGCATCATCTTTAGTTGGAATTCTCCACCCGTTGACAGAATCAACAATTCCTTTGACATTAGAAATTGCATATGCATTATATAGAATACCATAAGTAGACACAATTAATTCATCAGTAGTTAATTCATCTATATATGGTATTAAACATGTGGCTCCTGATATGTCTGTTATCCATTGATCATTAGTTAAATTATTTGGTATAAGAGAACCATCGTTATAATGAGTCACCTTTAAATTAGAAGTTGTCCAAATTTGAGTACCTATTTTACATGTGTTATATATATTAGTATCATAATCTGTATACTTATCTGTATATTTACCATCATGTAATAGCAATTCTGATATTGTACAATCTCTAACAAGTCTCAATGTTTGACCATTATTAGGATGTTTATTGTCAGTAACATACAAAGTTGGATATCCAGCATATAAATTTATTGAAGTATATCCAGCAAAACCAGGAGTTTGAGTAGATGTCCAAATTGCACTAATTCCACCAACACCAGCATTTAATGCTGTAGCAGTGAATAATCCAGTAATACCATTCCTAGTTCCTCCAGGAATTAAGTCAAGTCCATATTCATCAGTTCCATATATGTCTATGTTTTGAGAATCAATCCACCTTGGATGTATTGTAGTTGCTAAAGATACTTTTTCCCATTTAGATTGATCAATAAATCCTGTTACCCACTCTTCACTAGCTAATTGTATATTTGCCATTTGTGTTTTTATTTATATATAAAAAACTCATCTAAATTAAATGAGTTTTTATTTTTAACAAATATCAGAATGTATATTTAATGATTGATCAAATATACCTTCACAATACATATATTTGTTTCCTAATTTTATAAGATATAATATACTATCAATATTCAACTCAGATAATGCGAACTTTTTAATGTCACCAAATGAATTTTTTGAAATTGCATAACTATGAGTAAATAATTTTCCTGGTATTTTTTCTATTCCTTTATGAACAGTATCTCTAAATATTCCTTTTATTGTATTATTATCCTTACTGAATTGTATCATATTGTCAAAATAAAATAAATTCCAATTATTATTTTTCATAAAATCAAAACATACATTTAAATGATAATCTAAGTTTTTTTCAATCTCTATATTATCCTGATTAAAACAAATATCATCCTCAAATATACATATTTTATTATAATCATTTTCTATTGAATCATCTATGCAACTAATATGAGATAACTTACAAGATTTCTCTGAACTAATATTATCAGTGATAGGAGTAATCTGTTTATAATTATCTATATTCAAAATTTTAAACATCTTCATTACATTATCAAATCTATCAGTTCTAATTGGTAAATTTATAAAATATACCATATCAAAATATTCAAAATAATTATGCTGTAGCATCTACTATTGTTACTTTATCATATATTAATTTTAACTGTCCTGAAGAATTTGTGAACAATTCTTTAGAAATGATTTGAGAACTATATACATATGTAGATTTGCTAAAATCTACAAAATAAAAATTGCTTTCTATATTATTGTTTATAAATCTAACTTTAATTGAATTGTAACCAAAACCATTATAGATTGTATTAAGGTTAAAATATGAATCCACTATATTAAATATGAAATCATTTTTTATTGTATTCTTTTCGAAAGAAGAACCAATAAAATTATCACTAAAAAAAGAGTTTATTATATTATAATCAAATTTAAAAAATATATTATTGTTGTAGAAATGAGATCCTATACTGTTATTATTAAATTCACTTCCAAATATTACATTATTAGAATATGAAATCATATCATACCCTGGTTCATTTGACATAGGTACAAGAAATTGTTTTTTAATAATATTATTAAAACTAGTAGTATAAAAATAATCTTGACTATACATATGATAATCAATATAATTGTTTGAGCAAGGAAATTTTACAAGACGATTATAACCCAAATCATATGATACGCTTGTTGTACTAATATATAAATTGTTAGTTCTAATATCTTGAAATTGATACCAATAATTAACATCACTAGTATCATGTGATGTATTACCACTGACCAAACTAATATATATATTATTAGTATTACCACTTAAAACAACAGCATCCTTATTATATGTGTTGCCTGAATTCCAAACATTAGTAACATTAATTTGCCACCTACGAAATTTTACATTTCTAAAATCAAAAGGTATGTCATTATTTTGGGCAGTATCAACCCTTCTATAAATATAACCCTTCGTGCATCCTATAACCATAGTCTGATCATTATAGTAATTATAATAAATAACATCTTGAGGATATAATGATGAATATGCCTCAGGTTTTAATGTATTTATTCCACTTGCAGTTACTAATAAAGGTTCAGTTGTACCTGAATTATAATCAGTTGTATTAGGTATTCTATGAACTGTCTGATAATCTGTAATTAAATATTGATTACCTATTGTTAATAAACTATTATTTATTAAATTATTTAATTCACTATAAGTAACATTTATAGCTGACGTACTTCCTGTTACTCCACCAGTTGATCCAGTCAATTGACCATTTACCCACTCTTCACTAGCTAATTGTATATTTACCATTTTTATATTTTTTTTTATTTTATGCAGTAGCATTCACTATAGTGTTTCTATCATATGCTAATTTTTTAGCACCTAATGAATCAGTATACAAATCTTTATCATAATTACCATAAACATGTGTTGCAGATGAGAAATTTAAACCACCAAAACCACAATACATATTATTACGAGTGAATCCACTATCTATTATATTTCCTGAATTAAAACTTCCTATTGAATTTCTTACACAAACACATCCAAAAGTATTACCAGAAAAACTCTCATCTATAATATTCATTTGAAAACCTCCTCCAATATTATTATAAGAAAAATCATTTTTTATTGAATTTATTTTAAAATTTGCACAGATTATATTATGATTACAATTATTAAAAAATGTATTAGATTGACAATTTATTCCTATTGTATTAAATTTAAAACGATTTCCAATAGTATTATCACAAAAATTATTTCCAATTGTATTACCACTAAAACTATTTCCAATTGTATTACCACTAAAACTATTTCCAATTGTATTATCACAAAAATAACTTTCTATTGTATTATCATTAAAATTGCTTCCAAAAATAACACTATTGTTATAATATATAATATTGAATGGAGATTGATTTATTTTATTATTAAATGCTGAAGAATAATCAACAAACATAGGATAATCAGTATATGCAGAAGAACATGGTATTATCGCACCCGAACCAAAGGACCAATTATTATTCACATATGGACTAACAGTAGTTAAATTATCCCATTCAAATAACTTCCAAAAATTTTCATTGTTTGTAGATGGATTAGGATCAGGACCAATTACATTATCTTTTAGACATATATAAATACTCGATGTTCCACTCAATACAACAACAGAATTCTTATTATATGTTGTACCACCATTCCAAACATTAGTAACATTAATTTGCCACCTACGAAATTTAACATTTCTGAAATCAAAAGGTATGTCATTATTTTTTAATGTGTCAACCCTTCTATAAATATAACCCTTTGTGCATCCAGGTACCATATCTTGTCTATTGTTAACATCATAATATATTATATCTTGAGGGTATAGTTTTGAATAAGCCTCTGGCTTTAATTTATTATTTCCACTTGCAGTTACTAATAAAGGTTCAGTTGTACCTGTATTAACAATGTCTGTGAAAGGAATAATATGAACACTTTGATAATCTGTAATCAAATAACTCTGATTTGTAGTTAATATACTACTAAATATCATACTACTCAATCCACTATAAGTAACATTTATAACTGACGTACTTCCTGTTCCTCCGCCAGTTGATCCAGTCAATTGACCATTTACCCACTCTTCACTAGCTAATTGTATATTTACCATTTTTATATTTTTTAGTATTATATATTAATTATAAAAAACCGAAACCATTGAAGACTCATTAAATAATAAAAAAACTCAGTTAAAATTAATTAACTGAGTTTCTATTTACTATTACCATGTAGTTAATTCAGAACGTTTCCATTGATTTGTATCAACACAACAATAAACATAATTCGAGTCAAATCTAATTTCTCCTAAAAATCCAGTATCAGATGAAGATATTGGAGGTAATCCTGAACCATCTATTATACTTGAATGAACTGTTCTTTCTAATGTTGGCTGAATATGTGTAGTATCTTCAACTTGTACAAAACCATAAACATTAGATTCGTCATTATTGTATGAAGTTACAGCACCAACAGTTCCACTAAAATCTGAGCCTATTACATCACCATTTTCATATTTAGTTCTTGCCAAATTCTGTTGTAGCCATACTTGCGTACCAATAGTTATGGAATGATAAGTATCACCATCAATAACAACATCACCTTCGTTAGTTGAATTATCTTTAATAAGACGGATAGACAGACCCTCTGTTTTCACGAGGGCATTCCCAGGATTAATATAATTAGCAGCAGAAAACATAATTCTATACCATGCTCTGGATTCGGTTGACACAGTAGAACACCACCATATACCGTAGCTACCAAATTGTAAAAATGTATTATCAATACTATGACGATAACCTCCTGCAAATGCAGTAAACCTTGTTTCGTTCGTTGCGCCTTCATTCGGAATATTCCAATGAATATATCCAATCTCCTTTAATTTACCACCTGCTATACTTGCCCCTCCAACAAAATCAGTTAAAGTTGTCCATTCTTCTGTACTTGGTACATGCCATCCAACAGGAGCAATACCCCTTACATCATTTGCAGCATACCAATTATATAATCTACCATATTTAATTAATTTTTCTGTAATTGGAGGACTTGACTCCCAAAAAGATTCAACAGTTGTACCAGTTAATTGACTACCTACCCAATCCTCACTTGCTAATTGTATATTTACCATTTATTTATTTATTTATTACCATGTAGTTAATTCAGAACGCACCCATTGGTTTGTTGCGAAACAATAATATATATAATTTGTATCAAATCTAAATTCGCCAACAGTTCCGACATCAGACGAAGAACTAGGTGCTGAATGATATCCATCAATTATACTTGAATGTATTCTCTTTTCTAATGTAGATTGAATATGAGTAGTATCTTCAGTTGTTACAAAATCATAAACATTTGATTCATCGTTATTATAAGCTGTTACAGCGCCTGTTGTTCCACTGAAATCTGATAGTATAGGATCACCATTTTTATAATGCTTAACTGCTAAATTCTGCTGTAACCAAACTTGTGTACCGATTGTTACTGCATGGTAGGTGTCACCATCAATTGTCACATCGCCTTCGTTTGTTGAATTGTCTTTAATAAGACGGATAGAATAACCGTTTAGTGCTGAACCAAAATAAAAATCACCGTCATTATTTGGAATATTAAGCATTAATGGACTCACATTATCTCTCCACCAATATCCAAATACACCTATATCATAAAATGAACCATTAGAATATGCTCCGCCAGATAATGCTTTAAATCCAAAATCATCAGTACCATTATTATCAATGCTTTTTAATTTTTTTACTGAGACACTTCCACTTCCTGTAAAATTCATTAATGTTTCCCATTCGACATGACTTGGAACATGCCATCCAGCAGGAGCAATTCCTCTTTGATCTGTTGCTGCATACCAATTATATAATCTACCATATTTTATATTTTTTGTTGGAATAGGAGGACTTGACTCCCAATAAGATGCACCAGTACTTCCACTATTAAGTGAACTTACCCATTCCTCACTAGCTAATTGTATATTTACCATTTATTTTTTATTATTATATATTAATTCTAAAAACTCATAACTCCATTAGAGACGCATCCCAAACCAGCCCAACTTAATTAGAGACGCATTCCCCAACTAATATCCTTAATATCAATATTTAAAATAAAACTCTGAAAATTTTGAATTTTGAAAAAATTTTTGTACCTTTACAAACTAATTATATCATATGACAAAAGAAGAACTAGCAACAAAAGACGAACTATCAAATTGGCTAACTAATAAATTCCTATCTTGCTATAAAGTTATCAACGAAAATAATGAAAAATGTATATACTATTTCTACGACGAAAAATATATTAGAAAACTTAAATTGTGCAAAATAAATAATATAAAATATATAAAAACTAATATTAATGGTATTTGCATATTCCAAACAAATGTAATAGATAAATACCTTTTCTGTAATGATAAAATATGGAACTTATTTATGAAACACTATAACTACGTAGATATAAAATTTATACTCAAAAATATACTAAATAAACAAGAATTTAATAAGTATATGTTTATACCTAAAAAATTTAACGAAAACCTAAAAAATTGGGATAACCTTAAAATTCTATAATATGAACAACGAAGAACTAACTGACTGGTTCCTAAATATAATAATGTCCTGCTACCCAGTCAAAATTCAAAATTATAATAAAATAACATATTGGTACTCTAATAATAACTATAATAGAAAAGTTAAATTAGCTAAACTTAATAATACAACAGCAAAATATCCTAATACTATATCAGGTACATGCATATTCGAACAAGATAACGTAAATAAAGAAATATGCTTCAACTATACTGAAATATGAAAAATTTTTATAGATAACTACTCAGATGATATAGAAGATATTAAATTCTTTATGATTGATACACTCAAAAATTCAAAATTTAAATACTATACACCAGTAATATTTATAAATAAATATATTAAACTAGAAACATATAATGCATTAGTAGAAGATAAATATAAAATAAATCTAAACAAATTTAATCTAATATTCAAAAATAAAAAACATAAAATATTAAATGATTCTGAACTAAAATTAAAACTAAAACCTAAAAAAATTAAAACTAAAATTAAAACTAATACAAATAATAATATATTCAAAATTTCTAATTTGATGCCAATGAGCATGTTCTCTGTTAATTATAAAAAAATGAATATTTTCGATAAAGTAGGACTAAATATACAAGATTTAAATACAATAACATATATACCAGAATATAACTAAAACATATATATTTCATAAACATATGACTGTGTTGTATTAATAATATACATATAAACTCACCATATCACTTACATTCACATAACATATTGAGAATGATGAACTACACCATATGCAATAATAATTGATTAAATGAGCTTATAATAACAAAAAAACTGGGTGAAATTACTCAAAATTTTTCCCGAAAAAATTTTTTGAATTCTAATTTTAACATATTAATATCCAAAAATTATTAAACGTTAAAAAACTCTGGGAAAATATCCAAAAATTTTTCCCGAAAAAAATTTTTCAAATTTGAATTCCAACTTCTTTTTACTGAAAAATAGTATAGTATAAAAACATTGAATTTACTCTGAATAAATACTCTGAATTTTTCCCAAAAAAAAAAATTAAATTTAACATATACTAATAAAAAAACTGGGTGAAATTACTCAAAATTTTTCCAAAAAAAAAATTTGAATTTAAAAATATTCTGACTTTATTTAAAAAATACTCTGGGTGAAATACTCTAAAAATTTTCCAAAAAAAAATTTCAAATATTGATTTAATAATCCTGTGGAAATTTCCATGGAAAAAAATTTCAAATATTGATTTAATAATCCTGTGGAAATTTCCATGGAAAAAACATGCTCAAATAATTAGAATTTTCGCCATGGCTGCCCTATACCTGCCTACACACTCTACACACGCAAGTCGCTCAACACCATCACCAAGTTTAGTACACTAGTGTTCATGAACATCGGACTCAAGTGTTAATTCGTGTTAACACTTAGTAAGTCTCCGTCAACTTTCGCGCGTCATCATCTCCGACAAATGTTCATGAACATCTTCTCTCTCTATCTTCATGGACAAGCTGGTATAGAACTTCCTAAATTTTTTCAAGATTTCTATCAAGTCTGGTAGATACAGTAGAGTCATATCTATAATGGGTTAACTATATACTACTGAACAGGGTACGCCACACACCTGGTTAGTATAGTATATACCATCCACCATACCAGGGTAGTATATGTATGTAATGTATATAAGTATTCATTGTATCATACCTTATTATAATTGTATAGATGTGTTGAGCTATTGTAATGTATAACTATATGTAGTGTATAGTATATGTGTACGCATATAAACATATAGTATTGATATAGATTATATGTGTATGCATATAAGTATAGATGTGTGTACACTAATGATTAAGTGCTGCAGTATAGAATATGTGTGAGCATTTATGTGGTCACATATGTATAGTTAATGTGTGTGAACGTGTGTTATGTTATGTTGTCACAGGTTAAACTTCTTAGTGCTGCTTATCTCAGGGTGGTGTATAGATATCCATTCATTGTACTCATCTATATTTTTATATGGTAGTAGATTACCTGTACAGCTTAAATGTTCTAATGATTCAGGTAGTATAGGTAATGTAGTAAGCTTATTGTCACAGCAATTAAGTTCTTTCAATGTGTCAGGTAGTGTAGGTAACATTGTTAGCTCATTATTGTAGCAATATAGTTTTTCTAATGATAATGGTAGAGTAGGTAATGTAGTAAGTAAATTACCATCGCATGATATATATGTTAATGAGTTAGGTAGTATAGGTAATGTAGTAAGCTTATTTTTGCCACAACTAATGTCAATCAATGTATCTGGTAATGTTGGTAGTTCTGTGAGTATATTATTACCACATGAAAATGAACTTAATGATGGTAGCTCAGGTATTTCAGTTAGTTTATTATTGTAGCAGTACAATGTATGTAATGATAATGGTAGAGTAGGTAATGTAGTAAGTAAATTACCATCGCATGATATATATGTTAATGTATCAGGTAATGTTGGTAGTTCAGTTAGTTTATTGCCTGAGCAATATAGTTCGTCTAATGTATCAGATAATATAGGTAGCTCAGTTATATTTGTTCTAGAACAATCTAATGTCTTATAGCTGTCGAATTGTTTAATATATTTCATAGGTTAAATTTTTTAGCGTTTATTACTTCAGGGTGATTAATATTCATCCATTCATTATACTCTATTAAGTTTGTATATGGTAAATTATTACCTGAGCATGATAATGATATCAATGATTCAGGTAATATAGGTAGTTTAGTAAGGTAATTGTTACGGCAATTAAGTTCTATTAATGTATTAGGTAGTGTTGGTATTTCAGTAAGTTTATTGTTACTACAATTAAGTTCTATTAAAGTATCAGGTAATATAGGTAATGTACTTAAGTTATTCCAATAACAATACAGATACTTCATTGATGTTGGTAATATTGGTAGCTCATAGATATTATTATTAGCACATGATAAATAAAATAATGTATCAGGTAGCTTAGGTAACGTAGTTAAGTTA